ACTAATTGTAATGTTGCTATAGTTCCAGCTGCTGGATCAATTGTTGCCGCACCCACAGCAACAGATCCATCACCATTCATTACATAAACATGAGGAACTTCAGTATATCCAGCACCATTATTTGTGACGTTTAATGCTGATACTCTTCCGCCACTAATAGATGCGGTTGCTGTTGCCCCATTTCCATCACCAACAATGTATACATCAGGAACTTGATTCTCTGGTAGTTTAAAGTTTCCAGCAGTTCCTGTACCATCACCACTGCCATAGATGTTAACATCCCAGTTATTAGCATCCTGAGAACCCTCTGCGAGAACATCACCAGTTGTGGTAGATGTGAATCCACCTTCATATCCAACAATTTTACCAAGACCGACTCTTACATATCCATTGCCACCAGATGATGTGGTTCCTGTTGTGGATCCACCCATGCTAACACCTGTACCACCAGCACCAACCCAAACTTGAGCAGAAGGAGGACTATCTAATTTACTCCACTCAATTGATCCTTGGAATGCACCAGCAGATCCACCACCACCTCCACCAGGAGTCCAATAGTCATCATTGTAACTAACACTAACAGTTGCGTATGGATCGTTTTGACCAGATGTTCCAAGACTTCCAGAAGAGAAATAATCAGATCTATAAGAACTGACACCCGATAGTCCACCACCGCCACCACCGTGACCGCCATCACCAGCAGGACCGCCTCCAGGACCACCAGAAGCACCACCGTTGCCACTACCAGCAAACGTCAGACCATTAACGGCAACACCACCGCCGCCACCGCCGCCGCCACCGCCGACGCAACCATAAGTACCACCTGTACCACCAGCACCTGCACCTAGAGCAGATGTCGTTGCCTGCAATCCAACTGGTGGACCACTACCAGTAGTACCAGCACCACCATCATATCCAGTAGCACCAGCTCCACCACCGCCACCAGCACCAGCAACAATTAGAGATCCTCTGAGTAGAATAGAGGAAGCACCCCCACCACCGCCATCAGCATCAGAGTGACCCTCACCACCATATCCACCACGACCTGAGTGAGATGCAGTACCACCAGTTGGATTATCTGTTAATCCAGTTACTCCTTTACTGCCAAGTTGAACACTCCAAACATAATTCTTCATTGTAGCGAGTTGATCTGATCTGAGTTGCAATGTTACAACTCCACCTCTTGCCCCAAGGTATACACCACGAGCATTACCACCCTTGCCCCCAGCAATTACAAATGTTGCTGAAGTTGGATTTCCTACACTACTAAAATTAAATGATCCGTCGCTATTGAGACTTTGATTGTATGTTCCACTCTGACCGCCAACAAATACGTTAATCCCAGCAGTGGAGTCTCCAAGAGGAGTATATACTGTTGGAACTCCATATCCTCCACCATTTGGATTGTTTGGATAATCATTTGCTGGCCAACCATTTCCTTCAACACCACCAATTCCAGGACCACCATCAACACCAGGAAATCCAGGAAAATTTTCTGATCCAGCATTAGATGCAGTTCCACCAGAACCACCAGCACCCCCACCAAGACCAACAGTTGGTCCCCCACCACCGCCACCAGCAGCAGTTAACCACACCTTAGATCCATCACCAATTTTAACGATAGTATTTCCACCAGCATTTCCACCAGCGGTGCCAGCAGCACCAGATCCACCACCACCAACTGCCTCAATGATTAGGTTATCTGGTGTTCCACCAGTAATATTTCCTAAGTTAATACTATATGGTCCACCAGGAGTGTTAAATGTCCACTCATCAGTAAAGTCGTAGATTGGTGTACCACCCGTGTTAATTGTTCTTCCGCCAATAACCGATGCACCAGTAAATGTTTTTGAGATGGGGTTCGGGATGTAAGTTTGGAACTCATATGTACCTGCTCCAGTCTCACCAGATGCAAGATAATACTGTTCAGACTCAGAAACTGTTGGGTCTTTAATAGTACCACTACCACCAGCACCACCCCGATAATCTAAAACATCATAAGTTGCGACTGTGTTGTCAGTATTTGGTTGTCTTAGTAGACCATGCTTGTGAGTAAATACCTGTCCACCCGATGGGAACCATCTGGTCAATCTTCCAGATCCAAGACGATAATCTTGCAGATATCTATCACCAGATGATTCTGAAATATAAATCGTTTGTCCAGGAACACTATGATAAGCACTATGATTGTGCTGAGGAACTCCATTGAGTTTGGTTTCCCTCATTGTAATGGTAACTGTTTGGTTACCAATGATATCTACACCAGTAGTTTCAATAACTTGATCGTATCCAGTGGTTGTAATTCTGCCGAGTGAAAAATAATCGTCCTGTTGATTCTGATCAAAATACCAAGCACCACCTGTTGTACCAACTCCTAAAGTAGAGTTTCCAATGTTGGGTGAGTTTGATCCATAAACAGAAGAGTTACCAACAATTTTCTTTGCAACAGTATCAGGTACAGCAAATGTTCCCAGATTTGGGTCTCCCCAATTCTCCATCACATTAAATTTGTTGATGCCTTCAATTGAACCATCCGATCCAATTCTAACTATTGCCTGAGCACTAGTGCCACCACCACCACTAAAAGTAACATTGGGAGGATTATCTGGGTCATATCCAATACCACCAACTATCACATCAATTGAACTAACTTGTCCAGATTGAAGATCAATGTTTGCGACTGCGGTTGCTTGAAGTGTAAGAGCTCCTGCTGGTGGGGGGTCAATGTTGACTGATGGAACACTGGTGTATCCAGATCCACCATTTGTTACGTCAATTCCACTACTTGACCTACCACCATAATCATTTCCAATAACCTCAAATAATGCTGGATAATCAGCAATGTTATACTCGGATCCATCACAGTACAAATATCCCTCATGTGTATATGCAGGATCATCACCAAATAGATATGCATTACCCGATGTATCTGTTAACGCTGGGTAATTAGTTGCGTTAAATTTAATAAAACTATGGTCATAAGAATTTTGACCCGTCTTCAAGTTGGGCACAATTGCACCAATCGGGGTCGTATCTACTAAGATATCTGTTAAAAATCCAGTTCTGCTATTTCTATAACTCTGTGACATAATTAGATTTTAATTAGATACTCCATGACGATAAATGGTGAAGTTGCTGAGTCCACCGATACTGATGCATCAACACCAATATCCATTGTTGTTACAAGGTTTTCTGGTGGAACAATGATTGCTCTAGTCTTCACCTTATATGTATGCTCGTTACTCTCCAAATCAATTCTATGACTGTGCCTTGTTGGATCTTCACCTGCTGCAATGGACAAATCAACAGTGTCTGAGACCACATTTTCAATGTCTGGTGTACAACGAGAATCCTGAACGTTCTGATTACTTTGTAGAGGAAGAACATCATACAAGCTATTATTGTTGAAGTCTTCAGGAACACCAGATGCACCCTGAACATATGTTGCTGGAACATCATTACTTGAGTCTTGTGTCGCACTTCCTTCAGAAATAAAACAAATAAATGCGAGAAGTAAGTTAATCTCGTTGGTGTACATATATCTTGTCAGGTTTGACTGATCAGCAGACCCTTCTAACTGAGATCTGTCAACAGAGAACGATTGATTAGTCAAACAGTTGTAAGTATATTGCTCGCCAGCACCAAAAATACAACCACCATAATAAATTGTTTGGAATAATCCAGATCCCCAAACAGGTTGACCACTAAATGGCGTACCTGAGTTTGGATTCCACGGATCAATCGCTAGACATGGTTCTTGTCCACTACCAGGAATTCCACTATCATTTGTGGTGTTGTCTAACCAATCTTGAATATCAATTGTAGATGCATTTCTTTTACCAGTTTGTCCTTGAGCTGTTGGTTCTGATGTTGAGTTTTCGTTTGTTGCTAAGTTTCTTGCTCTTGTAGCAGAGTGGAAGTGTGCGTGTGGGTGCAAGGCGTTCTCTTCCACACCCTCTTCATCTGTGTAGTGGGTAGCACCAGCATATGTGTATGATGGTCTACCTCTGACTGGAATTTCTTGAGAAGGTACGCTAATCTCACCAGAATATGTGATTCTTACACTTTCACCAATAGCAGAGACCGCTTCAATACCAATACCAGACCTGCTAATTTCATTTCCAAGTGCATTATTGAGTCTAATATTGTTGTATACACCTGCGTTAGCACCAGATGTTGGTTCTGGATACTTTGAACCAAGATCGGGAACAGCAAATTGAGTCTCTGTGATTGTATCTAATGGTGTACCATCAATATTTCTTCTGAGAAATTTTGATTGTTCCCCAGTACCAAGAATTGCAGCTAACTGAGGATAATCATCTGCGAAATATCTTGTTCCATCACATTTCAAATATCCTGCAGGAAGATTGATGGCATTTGCACCATCTGCTGGATCCCCATTATATTGAACAGGCCAGATAATAATCTGACCTGTTAGGTTACCATACTTTGCTCTTTCTTTTGAGTAAAATGTTGCCATTAGTATGCCTTGATGATGAATGTGACAGTAACACTTGGTTGAGATACATCACACGAAATATTTAGAGCATTCTCCAAACTTTCTGCTTGAAGAGATGATCCATCCGCGTCAGATGCAGTATGTGATGGTGGTCCAGACATTGATCCAAGACCTTGCTGAATTTCAAAACTACCATGATTATGTGATCGGAAAGATTGATCAAGCGGATCTTTGTTTGAAGCAGCAAGATTCAAACTGACTGGATAAGCACCATGTCTAAACTGAAGATCGTAAGTTCCAGTTACTAAAGCGGGTGTAGACAAAGTAACTTCATATTGACCCGTTGCCTCATTCAAAATCATTGATTCAATATACGTTCCTTCTCTCAATAGATCATATTTTTCATCGTTGTTTACTGGAGTAACATACATCAACGGAGTAATTGCATCATATTGGAACCAATTATTGGGAAATGTTCCATATGGATTTCTAATATCAGTTCCTGCTGGTAAAATTACTTGATTGGTGGCATTCAAACTACATCCAGTAACTGCAAATACAGGAGAAGTTTCTGGGTTATCTACAAGACCATCGGATCTAATTGGAGCATTAGTATCATATCCTAAGAAGTTTGGTCTACTTCTTTCTTCCATTGGTTTGGGGAAGTAACCAACATGACAGGGAGTTTTATGTGTATCAACAGGTACGGTATCAATAATTTGATCTGTTTCACCACGACCAAATATTGTCTGTGTGTAAGTATCTGTTGCGTGACCAGATCCTCTGTTAGCACCTTCTCTGAAGTTAGACTCACCACATGGAACAAATCCCCAATAATCTTTTCCTGTGCTGTCCTGAATAAACTCCATGAAAGTATCACATCTAGGCAAGGTATTTTCTTTATTACCATCACCATAGAAGGTAATTAGTTCTGCACCAGATTGCCATGTTGTTGGTTCTTCGGACTGAAGGGCACATGTATTAGGACCCTTAGATCTACTACACTGGTTAGAACTAGATGCGTTACCAGTCATAACAATACCACTGTCAGTTCTAAATGGCATAGGACCAGCACCCGATGGGTTTACAGATCCAAGTGAATCTGAGTGTCCGTGAGCTGGGGTGTGGTTAATACCAAGTTTTCTGTTTAGTGTGTGAATCGTCTCCAGAAAATCTGGTGCAGACAATGTGATATCAGTAAACTTGAAGTATAGATTACCAGTTAAGTTTAAAGTGAAGTCAATATCAGCAGTTGCTTCGTGTGTAGTTCTAATCGCAACAGTCTCACCGTACTCAGAAACTAAACTACCTATAGTTGTTCCATTATCATCAAATACAGTATCTGCTACATCTGATTGTCCATATTGATATCTCCCAATGTCAAGATGATACCGTTCCAAATCCATCAAAACACTATTTGAAATCTGAGGCAATCTAAATGTTGCTTCAGTTCCATAATATGGGAATACGTGATGATTTCCCAAAGCATCGGTCATGTCTCCACCGTAAGTGTCACCCAAAACAGATGCCAACAACGGATAATCAGCAGCATTCAATGTCTGTCCAGTACAAACAATCCACCCCCTAGGAATGTTTGAGGCAAGGAATCCCGTGCCTCCATCCCCTCCCCATGGCATGATGGTGCCAATTTTGGCAACCCTCATGCTCTTAATTGAGTCGTAGTATGCAGTCATGTGTTTCTCTTTAGAGTTCCATCAACCACCAACCGCGTAGTGATGGTGGAATTGTTCTTGCGTTTGCAGATCCTTCAATGTCAACAGTACCAACATATAGGAGACCAAATGCAGCATTACGAGATTGAATTACAAGTTCTCCAGAATCCCACGCGGTAGTTAGTGTTTGACCAGCACCAGCACCGATTCTAGAACCAGTGTTATCACCTTGGATTGGAGTTGCAGCATTAGCAATCTTCAATGCCCTGATAATCAAACTGGTGTTGTAAGTTAGATTGCCACTGAGTTCAATAAATCTGATCATATCACCAGTTTGTGCATTGCTTGGTAGATAAAGAACCATGTTGCTTCCAGAAGAAGCGTTGACAATATAATTATTATTTACCTGCAATGGGTTGTCTTGCTGCTGTCCGATACCAGTTGCGGGATCAAATGCAACATAAGTTTGTCTTCTACCACCATTACCAGTCCAGTATTTCTCAATACCAAATGAATCAATAGCGTTGTTGTGATAGATTCTGAAGTCCTTAGCACCCTCTGTTCCACCCTGACCAGCAGATCCTAGGTTATCAATATGGAATAGTACCTCAGATGATAGTTCCGTCTCTCTAACCTTACCTGCCTGATAGAAGCTTTCACCCATCAAGACATTACCTTCTCTGTTAGTAACACGGAAGGATGTTTCGGTTGAGCAGATGCCATTCTGCTGACAATCATCATAGTAAACCTTGAGGTCACCGTAAGCAGTAACACCACCCTTGATTGTTAGACCATTAGTGCCATTGAGTGGATCTTCAATTGATCCATCACCAGCGTGACCGTCGTCGTTAGCAACAGTCATGACTAGAGTCTTACCATCAGAACCATACATTCTGAAAGCACCGCTGTAGATCGTCAGATCATCATAGATCTTAGTCTTACCACCACCATAGAGGTATACAGGATCAGTTCCTACAGTGTTTGGATTTCTGACCTGCTTAGGCATCTTGATTGCATAGAATGCATCAAGTGATCCATCAACGCTATCAGCAACGAAGAATTCGGTGCCGATTCTCATCATGGTGAAGTAATCTAGTTTTGGAGAAATTAGATCAGCATCACGTAGAGTAAGTTCTAGTCTCAGGTTGCTGGTGTTAGGTGTGCGTGCTTTGCGTGCAGTAGCACGAGCACTTTGTGTACCAGGAAGATCATGTAAAAGTGTAGTAGTTCTATCATACTTCTCAAGTCTTACAACCTGAACACCTGCTTGGAAATCCTGTGCAGTTGTTCCTTCTTGTCCACGACCACCACCTGGGTATGCAGCATTACTAGAAGTTGGTAGATAGAATAGACCATTCTGCTCATAAGGATCATCAGTGATTTGAATGATCTCAATCTGAGAATCGGTAACGTACATCGCAACAAGATCACCAACTAAGAAGGAAGTGAGATTTGAAGCAATCTGAATGTTGGATGTAGCAGCAACAATATCTGCAGCAAGAGTAGAGATTGGACCAGTTGTCAGTTCAGTCTGGGGATCAAATCTGTATACCGTACATACATCGGTGTCTGCAGTATATGCAGCAGGTGATGTGCCAAACTGCTCTGCTAGGAAGAATACAGTACCATGAGTATTACCAATCTGAGTATCACCTGTGCAGGTATCAACCTCAAAGGTTGTGATTGGAATTGTACTACCATTTGTGATGGTAAGTTTGTTATTGGTTGGCGAATTAGTAAATGGAGTTGTGCAGCTACCATTTAGAGATAGTTGACCATTGATAATAGTCGTCTCAGAATTAAAGATTGTATCGCCAGTTACGGTATTAACTTCAAATACCGTTTCTTCGTTACCAGTATCACAACCATTCTTAATTCTAAATTTCTTCTCAATTTGATCAAGTAGAGTCTTAACTTTAAAGACTTCACCGATATCAAATACACTATTATTTGCACTTGATTCTCTACCGATGATCACATAGTCAGCAATGGCAATTTCACCACCAAACTGTGCGAGATAGACGTTCTCATCATTACCAACATCATCAATTGCTTGCTCAGTCCAAGTAGCATCAAACTGTACAATACACTTGTAGATAGAAGTTCTATCTGGATGTGCAGTATTTACACCAGTGAAAGTACCAAATGGTTCTCTCTCAACAACAATGTAGTAAGGAGCGATAGAGATTCTTGGCAGAGAAACAACTCTTACAAATTCAACATTGCTACCAACGAAAGTTGTGTTGTATCTTAGGTTTGTAATACCGTAGTTATCAAATCCAGCAGCACTAATTACTTGTTGATACAACTGGAATCTAATACCCGCTCTTTGTGCATCAATGGGAACATCAATGTTTAGAGTAGCGTAGTTCTTGGATTGATCAACCCACCTTACAAATGTTGGCCAAGTAGATGGATCATTGTCCGTTAGATCTGTTGGTGCAATAAATCCGATTGAAGTCCAAGTAAGACCATTATCAAGAGAATAGCGAACTTGTAGTCCCTCATTGAGAGCATCTGGCAACTCACCGCCATTACTATTATTACCGACGTAGATATCAAGTTCAATGTTAGTAACTGGACCGTTGTTATTCAGATAAGAAGCATCTAGTTCTGTAAAGGTAACAGATCTTGGTCCAGTGTAGGTG